TCAAGCTCAGGGTCACTGGTAGAGTTGATACCACGATCAAGGTCATTCTTATAGCCACCTGTACGGGCCTCTACGGACTTCACATCGAACATGATAGCTTCGAGTTCTTTGATTAGGTTTTCCATCATTCTTCTCCTGTCTAATATTAATTCCCACGGTGGGGGTTGATGATTCTTTTTTACGTAATTCCCACGGTGGGGTCAACAATTATTTTTTACTTTTCTGTAATTCCCACGGTGGGGCACCTCTAATTCCCTCGGTAGGGTCTGTAATTCCCACGGTGGCGGGTCTGTAATTCCCTCGGTGGGGGTCATGCTGCACCGCAGAAAATTCTGTGAACCACGTTCATGAACCACGTTCATGTTCATGATTCGTTCCAAAAGTGCCGATTCTAACACGAATCCAACCCAATGTCAATGTGGCAATTCTGCAACGTGACAAATCTATCCCACTTGACTGACATTTTTGCAACACTAATAAATTTGCCACATGATTCGCATAAAATTCTCCTTGACAAGACTTTTGGCTTGACGAATCAATAAAAATACTTGCGTGATAAATATGAGACATTATTCTCTAGTCACGTAAAAGTGATTTGACTCCCTTGCGAATCTATTGCAGCGACACCGACCGATTCGGCGATTCCTTAAATCTTTTTTACTTCATAGGGCAAGCTATCTGGCAACATACTATTTTTGCATATCTGATATGCATAGGACGCATAGCTATGTTTTGATTCGGCATCCCCCATTTTTACCATAACGAATCAGGTTGAGTCAATAGCTATTTTTAGCTATGTTTTGATTCGGCATCCCTCATTTTTACCATAACGAATCAGGTTGAGTCAACCCATTGAAATATTTGATCACTTTTACGTGATACAATGCAGATTCCGCTTAGATTGCGACGAATCAATTTTATGGGTTTAGATATGCCAGAACGGACTCGCTATTCTACGGGCCATTTTTGGGCCTTTTAGGGCCTATTGACTCCCGATATTGTTTTGACCTATGCGCATGCGCCCGATTCTATATATTATTGGCGACAAAATAGGCCAAATATAGGGACTCAACTAAAAGTGAATCCCGGACTCACTATGTTTCAACCTAAAAGTGTAGACTCCATTTTATCGGGGGTTTTGTTATGGGTTTGGAATTTGGGCCTTGCCCTATGCGAGAATCAGCCGTATTGTCTTTTCAACGGCTTCGGGCAATCCCGCCCCCCGCCCTAGTTTTTTGGAGTTTTACTTATGCTAAATATTCTTACTTTTAATGATCTAGTTATAGCAGCTGATACAATTGATATTAATGACGAGTCCGCAAAACATAATTGGCGTGACCTATATCACGTTTATAATGAGGCCTTAAATAACCCGCCGAATGGCGTTATAGGAGTCGGCGCAATTACATACGCCGAACAAATGTTAGCTGAATTCCAAGCGGAGTCTAAATAATGACTCTCCACGCAATCGCCCTATTAATCGCCGTTATTGCAATGGCAATCGCAATCAATATTGAGGAGTCTAACTGATGATTATTTTTAACTATCCAAGCAAGAAAGCCCTAAAAGAATGTATTGGATTGCCCTTGCGCTATATCGAAACAAGCTTGTTTGGCCCTGAATACCACCCAAATGGGGTTTTGACGGGCGCTAATCGGCCTCATATCACTGGAATCGGGCGGGAATTCTTTGCCAACGTGACAATGGAAAACGGTTTAATCAAGGGAGTCAAATAACATGGCAATTTTTAATGGATACTTAAGCAAAGCGGCGGCTTTGCGTGACTTGCGGGCGGCGGGCTTTACATTTTCAACGGCGCTAGGCGCAACGGAATCTAACCCAAAGCTAGTTAAAGGCGAAAAGTTAGGCGTTTTATCAAAGCCCCATAATTTAAGCCCCGCTAAAGAGTCGGTTTTATGGAACATGTGTGCTCAGGCAAGTGAAGGATGCATTGAAGCTTGTTTACATACGGCGGGGAATCCAATCTTTCTAAAGGGCAAGATTGAAGCCCGCTTGCAGCGCACTAAAGCCTTTATGACAATGCGGAAAACCTACGTTGCTTTGGTTGCTTTTGAATTGGAAGCCCTAGAAATAAAGGCCAAGCGCCTAAATATGGTTCCTGCATGGCGGCCCAATACAACAAGCGATTACCCTTTTCACACCGTCGCTTTAACAGTTAACGGGAAGCCTATGCAAAGCCTTATCCATGCCTTCCCCCATATTGAGGCTTACGACTATACCAAGATAACCAAGAAAGCCCTACAATGGGCGGCGGGCTTATTGCCCACAAATTACCATATTACCTTTTCTAAATCAGAGTCTAATGACTTGGACGTTTTGAAGGTGCTAAAGGCGGGCGGCAATGTAGCAGCGGTATTTGAAAAGACTTTGCCTGCTACATGGCAAGGCGTGCCAGTTATAAACGGGGACGAAAGTGACGTTCGGTTTATGGATTCTAAGGGCGTTATCGTGGGCCTTAAAGCCAAGGGATTGGGTAAGAAAGACACAAGCGGATTCGTTATCCGCCAAACTAACAAGACAATGGAGTCGGTATTATGATCAGCAACAAGTTATCAGCGATTGCATTGATAGTTATCGCATTGTCACAAGCAAGCCAAGCGGTAGCCATATATGGCGCTGAATATGGGGGGCACAACGTATGCCTAGGTAATTTCTGTTACCATATCGCACAAGATAAGGAGTCGGGCTTATGACCGCATATCACATGCATGAGGCCCGCATATGGGAAGCCTATTGCGCATGGCAAGCGGTAGGACGTGATAAAGGCAAGCTATCTGAAATAGCCAACGCCCATAACGTGACGCCCTACTCAATTGAGGATTGCCATTTTGAACATACGGCGGATTGATTCTTGTGTCGCATATCAATGGGAAGGCTAGGGCTTTGCATATGTTATAATGTAACACTGGCAAGGCTTTACCTATGCATGAGTCCAAAGGTAATGAGCCAATAAGTCCAGAGGAGAATATGCGAATCAATCTCATGAGGTAGGGCGATTCGCCTTCCTAGGCCATTAAATATATTAATTTGTCAATGATTCTTTTCATTGGCTCTCCCATTACTAGAGGAAATAGAGATTGTCAATGATTCTTTTACCCATGTGATACAAATGTCACACTAATGATTTATTTTCACCTAGGGGGGTTGACATGGGGCCCCTCAGATCATACGGGGGTGATTCGGTGGGGGCGGGTAGCCCCATATGAATCCAAAACAAAGATTTACTTTTGGTGTTGCTAAAATGTACACTTCTACTAAGAGTCCCTAAAATGTACACTTCTACTAAGAATCCTTAAGTATGACAAAAATACAACAAAAAAGTAGCTATCACTTTCTGGCAATGTTCAAGCACACGACACAAACAAGAGAATATTTACCATTTGGTCAAAACTTTCTTTCTTTAGATTTCAATGACTTATAAAATAGTTGGGATATTTATGTTACAAATCGTAATTTATGTCCCTATAGTATAGTAGAGAGGTTGAGTAACTTAAGTTTTAACATAAGTCTTCACTACTAAGTATTATTACTAGTAAGTGAATAGACTATAGTATATACTTAAGTTACTCCCTCAATCAGTTTCCCAATAGCTCAACCAAGATGTATGATTACATAATAAATATATTCTGAGTTACATGATCTTGCCGATGAGCTTGAGGGAGAATCTGTCTTACCCACTTAAGTTAGTCTTATTATTGTCGTCACTACTATTAGCCCGTAGGGCAAGGAGCCTTTAGATATGGCTGAGAAGATTCCATATAGCAAAAACGTAGAGAAGCACATCCTTGATTGTATTCAAGGTGGTATTGCTATCCGTCAGATGCTGGCTTCTATGCAACACCTACAGGATGCACCTAAGTCTCTGTCTACTATGTACAAGACATATGGGTCGTTTATTGAGAGTGAACGTGCTAAGATTAACGGTATGGTTGGTAAGAAAGTTATTGACCAAGCTCTTGAGGGTGACTTCAAGTCCCAAGAGTTGTTCCTTCGTTCTAAGGGTGGTTGGTCGCCAACACACACAGTCAACGAAGTCGAGCAAGAGACTGATCCAGATTTAGACGAGAGTGCAGCCGACACACTCATGGCCTTACTAGGATACAATAACGATGACCCGACAGACGAGGAAGATAACGGCTGAAGCCTTACGTAACCTAGAGCCAGCTAAGGTTAAGAAGTTATTTGATGAGCTAGGTCCAATTAAGACTGAAGAGCTTAAGCATGACTGGAACTTCTGGGCTAGAGACAATCAACTAGCTCCTGACAATGATGACTGGAATACTTGGTTCATCAATGCTGGTCGTGGTTTCGGTAAGACACGTTCAGGTGTTGAATGGGTAAGAGAGCAAGTTAAGTGCGGTGTTAAACGTATCGCTGCTGTAGCCTCTACTAACTCAGACATTGAACGAGTTATGGTTAAAGGTGAATCTGGTTTCCTATCTGTATGCTGGAAGGGTGATAAGACCTACGCTGGCAAGAAGATGGGTTTCCCTGAGTGGTCACCTACTAAGAGGACACTCACTTGGGAGAATGGTGCGCAGGTACAGTTCTTCTCAGCAGAGGAACCTGAACGTCTCCGTGGTCCCCAGTTTGAATTAGCTTGGTGTGATGAGACTGCTGCATGGAATAAGGACATGGATACGTGGCAGATGCTACAGTTCTGTATGCGTCTTGGTAAGCATCCTCGTATCATGGTTACAACAACCCCTAAGCCAACTAAACTTATCAGACAAATCCTTAAAGACCCTAAGACTGTCGTTACTACAGGGTCTACCTTTGATAACTCCGCTAACCTAGCTAAGACGTACATCACTGCTGTTAAAGAACAGTATGAGGGTACACGGCTTGGTAGGCAAGAGCTTTATGCTGAAGTCCTCGAAGAAGCTCAAGGAGCCTTGTGGACAACAGCTATGCTAGATGATGCTTCAATTAAACATGAAGCTGTCCCTGACTTAGCCCGTATTGTCGTTGCACTTGACCCCGCTGTTACCTCTAACGCTGAGAGTGACATGACAGGTATTGTAGTTGCAGGTATTGACATTAACGGTATTGCTTATGTCCTTGGTGATTATACCGACAGGTTGTCACCCCAAGGTTGGGCAATGAAGGCTATTGAACTCTACCACTTCCACCAAGCTGATCGTATCGTAGCTGAGGTGAACCAAGGTGGTG